ACATGAAATCTGCTTGTCATGTTGTTTTATCTCCTTTCTTTTCTTTCTTGTATTTAATTTACCATCATTCTCACTTCTTGTCTAGTACTTTATGGAAATATTTTTACCTAAACTTACTAGTTTCATAGAAATAAAAAAGGGGCCACTAGGCCCCATAAAGTTCTGTTTCAAGTGTTAATATTCTGTGTGCGGCATACTCCGCCATGTGCTGGTTGATCTCACGTTCAGCATCCGTCTGAGAGTTGGACAGCCTCACCTCGTACTCGTTCAAGCAGCTTGTCCATTCTGCGATTTCGTTCTTCAATCGGGGGGATATCACCACGATGAGCCTCACCTTCTCCCAAGGCTTTACCTAGGGCTTGTAGTTGCTTACCTTGCAGACATTTCTTGTTGCAATACCGCTGGATCTTACTGTGTACAGAGGCGTTGTAGGGTCCAGCGTCTAACATGGAGCGTTTGATGGGGCAGGTTTCGCAGTTGTCGAGGATGTCTGAGATTTGGTAGATTAAACGGCTTCGTTCTCCCTTTTCCATGACATGTCTGGTGCCTCCAGTTCAGTTTTGATCATGCCTATGATGCGGTTAGCTTCGTTCAGGTGGTTTGCGTCATTGGTTTCTTTGTATTTGAGTAGTGCAATGATGGCTAAGTCTGTGAATCGGTTCATTGTTTCGCCTCTTTCAACCAAGTTTTTATTGTGTATACCTGCATATCATCCATAGACCATACACACGTCAATTCTCTGCCTGTTAGCGGTCTTCCAATGCTGTATTGGATGTCGCGTATGTCTTCGTAGTACAACCGTTCAGAAGCCCGTTTACGCTCGGCTGACAGCATGTTACGGATTCGTTTGAAGATGTTCATTCGATCCACTCTTTAACAGCTTGCGCGACATCCGGGTAATCCTCGCTACCATTCACAACCAGGAATAATTCCGCTGACTCCACTCCAAGTGTTAATGCTATATCATCAATGGATTGCAGGAAGTAACCTTTTTTAATTCTGAAGTCGTGCATTTCTTCAGCTGTTAACTTCATTCAACAACGCCTCCCTAATTTTTCTTTTTTCCTTTATACCTTCTGGATCTTCATCGAAGTAATCATGACACGCCACACAAGCGTCCCGGAGCCATTCTGCGGTTGTCTTGACTGGTATTAGCCTACGTCCGATTAAGTGGGCTTGTTCGACCGCTGGAGCTCCTGTGCATTTGTATTGAAGTTCACAGATCCCTTTTGAACGTTCGCGCACTTCTTTGCGGACTTGTGGGGATATGTCGCCTAGTTGTTTTTGTGTGAGTCCTCCGCGCTGGTGGTGGGAAAGGATGCCTTGCCGCCATGGTTTGACATCCTTCTTCTTTTTCTTTTGCACTTAGCCGCCCTCCTTCTCAATGCCCTTCTGCATATCTTTGAGCGAGTAGCAAGATAATTCGTATGACTTCGCAATTCCTGACCAGCGGAGAAAGTCTGCTTCATGCTTTCCAGCTTCCTCCATCTGTTTACCTTTGGCTTTACGCGCCATCACCTGAGCGTCTGCGGCGCTTCTCTTAGGCTCTTTCGTGTCCCGTATGGTTTCGTAACTATCCGCATAATCTTGGTCACTACGTGACTCGTGGTAGCGTTGTAGCTTGCGGTAGTGGCTGGCTATAAGGTTGGCGTACAATTGAACCTGAGAATAACGGTACTCCAGTTCTGCAAGCTGATAAGGTGTAGCGCCGGACAGGTTAACCTCGTTTATTCCGCGCAGGATGTTGTTGTGTTTGAAGAGGAAATCAGCAATGCGCTGATCCTCTAGTTCTTTGTAGTGTTCTAGCGTTTCGAGTAGTTCTTTGCTCATACGGTTTCCCCTCTCCCTTAAAACGGGTAATCTGATTCCCCAGTTGCTTCTATATCAATCTCATTCTTACGATCATCCAGCATCTTGATAAGGTTGTTCACGTCCGCAAAGTGGACTTGCTTAATGTCCTTCACTTCATATCCAAGGAAATCAGAAATGTGTGCCAGTCCGACTTCTGCTAGTCTTGCTTTATTTCCTAACAGTTTGGCTTGTGGTTCAGTTACAGTCTTAGCCCCTGATTGGCTCTGTATGGCTGGTTTTTTCGGTTGCTGAGTGTTTGACTGGCTTTGCTGTTGGCGTGGCTGTGCTGGCTTGTTAGGATCCCCTGACGCTTCGTTACCATCATCATCCGTCTCAGACGCGAGTCCATAAGCAGCAGATAAGGAATAACGTCTAGCATAAGTGATCACAGATCCTGCCCCTTGCGCTGTATCCTTTTCGCTGTTCATGTAGAGCGGATCAAACTCCATCCACTCCCCCGACTCATGCAGGAGCATTGTCGTTACGCCGATGCGTCCATTTTCAGGATGAACGGTAGGCCATTGCGTGAAGCTTAGTCCGTGTTTAGGTCCGCATTCGTTGATTGCATCAACTACGTTATCAAGTGGGACATACTTACTTTTGAAGAATGGGTTATCGGCATCCTTTTTAGGCTGCTTTACCTCTTTTTGAAACTGTGCCAGTGCCTTTGCGAGTGATGCGATGGATTCTGATTTTTGCATTGTGATTCCTCCTATTTTATGGTTAGTGATGTTTCTTGGATAACTTCAACGCCATCAATGACTAGACCTTTCTTCATTGCGTCCAGCAGCTTCTTCCGGTCAAGCTTCGGTTCGACCACTGGTTCGTTGTAAAACTCATACGGGATGTCTGATTCACGAATCACGTTCAGCTTCGGTGGGTTCTTCTTAAAGCTGATGGTGTGAAGTGTTCCCTGCACCTTATCAATGTTCAGTGTGCGCATGGTGGATTCTATGCCGGACTTTAGCTTTGCTACGTTGTTGCCTAGTGTGGCCTTGCGCTTCATCAGCCTTTGGATTTCTGCGTCCAGTGTGGCGGCATCCGCTTCTAAGCTCTTGAGGACTTTTGCGGTGTTCTCGATCTTCTCTTCGATACGTCCTTCCAGTCCTTGAATCATCACTTGTAAGTCGTAGTCTGTTTCGTCCTGGAGCAGGTCGATTAAATCGTTGTATTGCTGTGCAAGATCATAAAGTCTCAATGTGATCACCTCTTAGTCATATGATGGTTGATTCAGTGCTGCGTTCATGGCTTCCATTTCATCCCGTAGGTCTGCGTTCTCTGCCTGTACATGTGCAAGTTCGCCTTCAAGTATGTTTATTTGCTCATAGGCTTGGCTTAGTTCTAGTTCCATGGCTTCTATGTTGGTGTTTAGTTTCTTGAATAGGTTTGCGATTCCCATTGCATTAACCTCCGTTGTATGCTACGTTTTTGTTGTTGTTATTTCCGCAGGGATGGAACGCCTACTGAGCGTATCCGTCCCTTTTTGCGTGTTTGGCGTATGGTTTGAGGTAACATCTTAGCAGCGCTGGTGTTAAGGTTCCGCGTGATTTGGCGATACGGGCGAGTTGTAGGTAGGTTAGACGGTTATTCATGATCGTTTTCCACAATGTCATGTATCTCGCTAAAATAAAAATCATCATTTTTATAAAATTTATTCGCTACATCCAAAGGGTCTTCACCTTCGATTATTACCGTTGTCAAACCCACATACACATATCTGTCAGGGTAATAAAATACAGTGTATTTGCTCATTTCTTTCTCTCCCTTACTATAGTGTGATAAAATATCCGCTACCGTTTTAATCAGTGTTCACTCGCTTTCTGCGCTGTCGAAAAAGTTATCGAATGGTTCTGTGTCTCCGTTTTGATGCCAGTTATACACTTCCAATCCTGTTCCGTACAATTCTTTGAAGTAGTTATAAAACTGTGTTGCTTTTTTCTGTTCGTCTTCTTGCTCAATGATGGCCGTTTCAAGTTGCTGTGTGATGTCCGGCAGGTTCTCGCTGAATGTTGCCAAGGCGTTCATCATGCTTGCTGCGCTCTTTGGTTGATATGGACTGTAGGTTGTGTCGTCTTCGAGTTGTTTCAGTTGTTTCAGGATTTCGTTTAAGCGGTCAATGGCTGTCATGGTTTATTCCCCCAACATTTCTTTTAGTTTTTTAATCATTGATTCAATCGTTTGTACGCCGCTCGCTCTGTCAAATTTAGCTGTTTCATCGTATAACCTTGTTACATAATCGTTATCACTGGGGCAAATCCTTAGTTCAACCCAACTCACATGACCAGTAACTTCTAAAAACACGACTTCTTTGCATCTCATGTTTACCAATATAGACAGCCTTGCGAGTTCTCCTGTTAGTTCAGCGACTTTCAATTGTGTTTTTTGGCTCATTCTTCCCACTTCATTTATCCCCCTCACACAAAATCATTCTGCCGATACCCTCTATCGTTTGCTTCGTACCAAGTGTGATACTTTGGTTCTTTGGGTTCTTGTTCTTCTCTTTCGGCTTCTTCCAGCATTTCACGTTCTAAGCGGCTCATGACTAGATGTGGTTTGTTTTGTACGTTTACTTGATCTGCTTTGATTAGCATGGTTGTTTCCTCCTTAGTTATTGTTCGGCCCCTGCTGCGCTGGGTTATTCGGTCGACTCGATGCAGGGATTAAATAAACCTAGTTACGAATCTAACTTTGTAACCGCGTGCTTCCAATATCGAACGCGCTTCATTTTTATCGGTTGCCATAACTTCGATCATTTCACCGTTGCAGTACCCTTGATGCTTGTAAACACCGACTGACAATACTGCGCTGCACTTGATCTGGTTCATTTAACTTCCTCCTTTTCGATTATGAACAACTCGTCAAACTTCGCTTTCAAACCTCCCTGAATCTTCCCGGCTGCCTTTGCTCCAATCGTCCGTTCACCGTTCACCGCTTTGTTTAAGTATGTGGTGGAAAGGTTGACCTTCTCCGCGAAGCTTGTTTGCGTGTGTCCGATCTTCATAAGTCTTTGCTTGAAGTCCTCAGTGTCTTTGATCTTGATGCCCATGTGTTCACTTCCTTTCTGTGATTTCATCTTATCACGTCCAATTGTCTAATGCAAGCTTTTTTATTGTCTTTTTATAATCTTTATTATGGTCTGTTTTGACGCTGTTTATTCATCATCTCAAACATTTCTTCTACGCTACATTGAAACACCTTGTATGATCGTATCCCAACATTGTATTTATGATCTGAAACAATCCAGACATAAGGGAATAGCTGACGGCCTTGCGGTTGCCACGGTTCCGCCTTCCATTGATCCGATAAAAAGTAATGGTCATACCGCTGAAGCTTCTCCTTCATTTGCTTCTCACTGTACTGTGTGCGCTGATACTCCATGAACCAAGGCATGCCACGCCAAACGGAAAATACGTCCGGTTCCATCATGCTCGGTCCGTATCTCGGTTCTACCGTGTAGGACTTTGGTTTTTCCAACTTGCACAAGTCTCGGTACAGTTCCCCCAGCTTCAAAAAGTGTGGAACCTTCGTACTGTCTTTTTTAATGTGATTTTCAGCAGGGTAGTAAAGGTATTGCCTCCGTTCAGTTGACCGCTCAATGTACTTGTCACGGTGCAGACGCTTTAACACATAGTTAACCGCTGTTACCTTGTTCTTCACGTTGCTGAAGTGTAAGTCAGCAATCAGATCCCGGCTCAACACTCTAAACCGCTGTATGTCCTCTACAATAGCCTTGTCGCGTGCGTTCATATTATTCCCTCCAATGTTTATTTGTGGACAAGTATTTAGTGCGTGGTATAATGGAAAATAAAGGAGTGATGAAATGTCTAGAGTTAAAAAAATAGAACTTGTTACAATTGTGATTGATGGTAAAGACGTTATTGCGAAGATGTGTACTGGATGCATGAAGACAAAAGCATTATACGAATTCAGCAATAGTAGTGACGGATCTGCTGGAGGTAAGCAGCCGAAATGCAAACAGTGTCGGTCTGAGAGATTCAAACAAACGTACAAGCCATCTGAAAACATAACTAGAATAACCACCATGGAAATAGACGGTGAGGTTGTGGAAGCTAAAGTTTGCACTCTGTGTAAAGTTTTAAAACCTATGAGTGATTACCACAATGCAAAAAGCGGAGGTACAGGAGGAAAAAATTCTGGTTGCAAAGAATGTGTCAACGCCAATAGTAGGAAGTACAAAGATGACAATAGAGAAAAAATGAGGGAATATAGCCGCATAAAATGGGCCAATAACAAAGAAGAAGAAAGTTTGAAAAAGAAAAAATATTACAATAGCGAAAAAAGTTCTGTTAGGTTTAAGGACTGGTACTACAAAAACACAGGTAAGATTAAAGTAAAAAACATGAACTGGATAGCTAAGAACAAAAAATTGAAAGCCAGTCTAACTATTGATGAACTGAACGAAATAGTAAGGACATTTGATAATAAGTGTGCACTAACAGGAAATGCAAATTTTGAATTTGATCATTTCATTGCAGTAAGGACAGGGAATAGCGGAACTGTAAAAGAAAATATTATACCGCTTTGTAAGTTTCTCAATAATTCCAAAAAGAGTAGAAATCCGTTCGAGTGGGTTAAATGGCCACATATACAGGAAATGATAATCCCTGGTTCGTTTGAAAGGTTAATTGAATATTTAGCAAAAGAAAACTCAATGACCGTAGACCAATATAGAGATCACGTGTATAAATGTTATGAAAACTTATAAGACGTTTAGTTCTATTATCAATTCTTCCTCGCGACTTATGTTGTGAGGTTTTCTTATTTCTAAAGGTGATTTATAAGTAGCAAGAAGTTCTTTAGCTTTTTCTATGGTTAAATGTGGAGTCTGTACATACTGCATTCCGTCCAATTTAAGAACCGCCTTACCCTTTTCTGATTGTTTGATGTAAGCTGCATCATTGCTATCTAGAGTTATCCTGCTATTTATTCCATCAGCATGCCTTAACGCCAGCCTAACAGTTAGGTTTTGTTTCAAGCGGCTATTAAGTACCTCTGCATCAGCTCTTTGCTGGCTCAAAATGAGAAACACGCCCAGCGCCCGGCCAATCGTGCTGATTTCCTCGATACCGTTCATAATGTCCTTTTCTTTCTTCAATAAAGCAAATTCGTCAATCGCCAAAATAATGTAGTTCATCGGCTCCGGTAGATCATCCACATGCGCAACTCCTGCGGCCTCCAGCACGTCCCCTCTGCGCTTCATTTCCGTTCTGAGCAACGTTACAAGGGCTAAGACTTCGCGCGTCTCATACACGACTGTACGGGCTATACCCTTAAACAGGTGAAACTCCGATCTTTTGAGATCCGCACAGTACAGGTCAAGGTTCGGCACATTCCGTATAAGTGTGGTCAGGATGGACCGGAGAGCAGCGGACTTGCCGCTCCCCGTTTCCCCAGCTATGAGTAAGTGAGGATTCTCCACCATGTCGTATAAAACGTGTCCATGACGTCCCTTCCCCACATATACAGGAAGCTTCCCTTTTAACGCTTCGTCAATTTCTTTTGCATCGTAGTCGAACATCTGTATAGAAGCGGTGTAAACGGACATACTAAAGGTACGGTAATCTATCATAGAGACTTCGGCGTTGATTCCAAAGACTTGTTTAAACAGCCATTCCTTTTTTATTACTTCATTCGGATCCGAACCCACCGGGAGCATAAACGTTGCTTCCTTCCGGTCTAGGTACAGTGTGACGGTCTTCACGACTGGCTGTATGCGCTGCACCTTCTTATGTCCTCTCAGGTCAGCGTGAAACTCATTCGTCCTCAGCAGCGCCCCTAGCTTGCGTTTTAAGACGCGTTCCGGGAAGCTTTGATAAGTAACAACCGCACCCACCACACACACCCCGGCAGACAGCAGAGAAACAGATAAAGGCATGAAGAACACTCTCCTTATTCTTTCAGTTTCGCCCTGCGACAAAGGCAGGGGATTTTCGCTTGTACTTCACTTGTAGTTAAATAGCTGTTGATCCTCTTGTAATTACCAAGGCATCGGCACGTTAAACAGGGTAGCCGCGACTTGGAAGAAGTGATACCACTCTACACATGCAATCACACCGCACACTACATAAGTAGCAATCTTAACCACACCTACGAGTCCCGGACGGCCTATCCGCTCACAGTGTCTCTCTAGCGCGTGTCCTGCTACGCCTACAATGCCGATCTTGATAAACGGTTCGATCATGTTCTCATCTCCTTTTGGGTTATGTTGATACTTATGTAAGTGGGATTGTACGATATGACGGACAACGACAAAAAAGGACACGCTCGTTTTGAGCAGTGTCCTCTTAAACTTGTAATGTACATGCTTTCCATATAGTGTTATAATAGATGGTATAGAACAACAAAAAGAGCCCTCAGTGCTTGCAACACTTTGGACTCATATATCAACCGTTTTCGCCAACGGATGATCATACGTTTATTATAACAGGACTTTTAACCTGTGTACATAGGCGCTTGTCATTTCTTCGCGGAGATGGTAGGCGCTTTTTAGCGTCTCCAGCGTACGGATAGTTAGGAGTTGGGACGGCCTAACACTCCAGTTAATGGGAACCCTGTTTTGACCGGGGACTTCGGAAACGAAGCTTTTTGTCCTGTGCGTAGACGGCACACTTTCCCAGATGCTAATCACCGTACGTTGTTCCTTCGGGAACGGATGGCAGAGAGAACGGAAGTAATTCCGGTGTGGTAACGGACGACCTGGGCACATTTGATCTCTGAACGAAAGCGAAACGACCGACAACGTGGCTCCTTTAGACGATGTTGACCGCTTTTACATCTTTCTCTTTTGAGGGAGGGATGGTCTCTCTGCTCTTCTCGCTCTTCCGTTCACCATTACCGATGTTGTTAACGAACAAACCACAAAGAAAGGTTGATGAAGTATGAACGAAAGATCAATTATTCCAGGTTATTTCTACACGAACGGACTTCACTTTTGGAGAGTGGTAAACAGTGTAGAAAACGGGAGAGTAAAATACACGCGTGTTGGTGGTGTGTTATTAAAGAACGACAATATTCACTTCATGGATGATGGAGAATGCTCGATTAAACAGTTTGTAAACTGGTCTGAATGTGGGATTACAAAATCTTCGTTTGCGATGATGAAAAAGACGCAAGGACACACAAGTAAGAACGAACTGATACAAGTTGATTTATGGGAAAAGCTACACAATAACGAACAGGCAGTAGTAATCAGATAAGAGAGGATGAATAACAATGAGGATCATTAACCGAAAAGAATTTCTATCCATGCCGAAAGGAACCGTATATTCCCACTATGTGCCGCAAGTCGCTGACGGACTAATGGTGAAGTATGAGACACTTACAAACGATTGGGTATACCAAGACCTATTGTTCAACGTTGCAGGAGAAACATCAGAAGAAGCTAGCGAGAAACTAACGGATGCAGAGGAACGCGGGGCATCATTTATACTTGATTTACATTGCGGTAGCCGTGACGGAATGTATGACGATAATCAACTGTTTATGGTGTATGAGAAAGAGGATGTGAAGCGTCTCATTAAGAAGCTTATAGAGGCGGCTTTAGAGGTGTTGTAGGGTTTGCCGAAGGCCCTCGACTCGTCCGCAATCACCCAGTTTACGGGGGCCGTATCGAATTTAGATCATAGGAGGATGAAAGACATGAAGGATATAGAAGCGCTAGCTAAAGTAGATCACCTGTTATATCAGTTCTACTTTGAAACCATGAGAAATGATGATAATGGAAAAAAGATAACTTCAAGCGAAGTTTTGGGAAGACTTATTGAAATAAGGGGATATATACGGGAGTACATGACTTTAGGAAGAGGTTTTTAACTATCTCTGCATCGTTCCGACAGAATAATCCTAGCGAATGCGATAGCCGTAACAGGTCAAAGGTGTCGTCCTAAAGGAACGGCACCTAATGATTTACTTATAATACACCTTTCCACACACATCACACCTACCTGCATACCCTTCACAATCTGGAAACCGATAATGTTGTAACCTAACGTCTGTTTTATTAAGCACTGGTCGTTCTGGAAACGTTCGTTCAACGTGGATTCCGTGAGGTTTCATATGAGCACAGACGTAGTAATGACCAGTTGTGATATGGGTAAACCGTTCTCTTTCGTAGAATCCAAAAATTTCGAATAATCGTTTTTCACTCAGCATGGTATTCCTCCAGAAATGTTCTAATATCACTCATAGGTAGTATCACTATAAGCAATTTCGCACATGATACCGCATTCTTCCATGACTTCATCTTCTATTCGACCTCGTCCAGGTTCTAATTCATCCAAGTACATACCTTTGATGCAACTGGCTCCAATTTCTCGCTCTAACTTTGATCTAGCTTCAAATACATCTGGAAAATCAACCCGTATTTTATTCCAGTACCCCATTCCACCCTTCACACATCCGATACAGTTATTATTCCTATAACCCATTTCATACATTGCTGGACGTTGTATCCCTAATTTGTACAGCATGCCGTGTGCATCTTCTTTCGTTAAAAGACCATCAATAAGCGGGAAAATGTGCTCGTACTCTGGCATGGTATCTCGCAATCTGTCTGCACGGTGTTTCTCATTGGAATCATATCCCCATACATAAACCATTTCTCCTTCTTGCTGTTGTTCCCAGTCTTGGCGGACTTTCTTTTTGAGTTCAGACGTACACTTTGCACCATAAGGAGAATTGATAAAACGGTACTTTTGAATAACCTCGTTTACGCTACCGTGGTGGCTGCGGAGAATTTTGATTTCTTTGCCTAATACTTTTTCGCAATCTTTCAAAAAACGCATTGTATCTGGATGCTGATCTGAAATGTCTATATAAAAAATATCGTCAATATATTCTCGTCTGAGGTATGCAGCAATGAAACTGCTGACACCTCCACTAAACCAACACACTTCTTTTTTCAAGTGATTCACCTCTTTGATTTTTGCGTCTACTCTTCAAGAAACGCTTTAATATACTCCATCGGTATAGCATAAGAGTCTTCATTCCCACCTGCACGTATAATCCCCACCAACTCACCACGTTCATCAATCAACGGTCCTCCACTTGCTCCACCCTTCACGCTTGCATCGGTGTATATGCCCCACTGTACGCCTCCACCAGTGTCTGTATAGAGCAGGGAAGGTGTTTGTACCGTTCCTTCGCTAAAACTCCACTGTGGAAGTCCTAGAGGCTGTCCGATGGTCATGATGGGTTTGCCCTTGTACAAGTTAACGTCTGACATTTGAAATCCTTCTGCAAGAGAGTCGAAAGAGATCAATGCTAGATCCTTGAGTTTGTCAACCCTCAAAAGTGTACCTGTGTATGACTCTCCGGTGTAGGTGGTAATGGTGATTTCGTCACCTCGTAGTACGTGAGCGTTGGTTAAGAGTAGTCCATCACCAATCATGGTTCCGGTACCTTTGCCGAGTGGGTGGTAATAGTAGTCCCAAGTGTAACGTTCAGTGTGTCCGGTGTAGATAGCTACGGTTTTCATGCGTGCGGATTCGAGTTGATTCTGCATGGAGTGACTCTCGTTGTAGGAATATCCCCAGGATGTGGATAAAGGTGTGAGTAATGTGCATAAAACGATTATAAGTGACAGGATTCGTTTCATTCTGCATCATCCTTTATCGCTTTTTTAATTTCATTGCAAACTTTGTTTCTACGTTCATTTGTAGCATTAATAAGGTTGTTGTACGCCGATATTACAGACGCTGCGTATAACCTTTGTGCGTATATATTTTCCTCTGTTCCATATCTAAGCGTATGCTCAACTTCGTTATCAGGTAGAATTACCGGGAATACCGTTTCATCATCCAGCATTAAATAATTCTTTTTAGGTGACCAGTTTCGCTTCATTCTTTTTCCTCCCTGTGAGCATCTTCATGCTCTTTTAGTAACTCTTCTGCAATCTGTATGGCGATTCCGCCGGCTTCTTCTTCCATGCCTAGCTTCAAGGTTAGGCGGTAGCGGTGGAGTAGGCGGTCTATGGTGTTATTCATGCGGTTCACCAAGTAACAAGCGTCCAGTAGGAAAGTAAATGTATTGCATTAGCGTTTCCGACTTTGCTTTGCAGTTCTTGTATATCTCTTTGTAGTAAATGCCTTGTGCCATTTGTTCCTTCACTGTGTTTAGGATTAAGTCCTCAACAAGTGCAATAACGGACAATGTTTTGTCTGTGGCGATTTCTCGCTGTCCGGTTTCAATACCGACAACTTTGTTCACCATCTTAGAGTAATTGACGTAAAACATGTTGGCGTTGTGACTTCCTTGTTCTTTAGCGTATTCAATCAGTTCAGTGATAGCGTCTGTTTCATTGCGGCGTACAAGTTTACCGTGCTTACGTGTCTGTAACCATTCGCTGGACTGCTTTTGCATGAGCGCTGATTTCATTTTGTAAAACTGGTCAACCAGATTAACTTTGAATTTGCGGACCTGTTCTGTATTGTCCATGTAAGTAAGAAGTAAAGTAGCTTGTTGTTCGTTTAAATCGCATACTTTTATAGGTCTTCCGCCCTTGGAGTTTTCCGATTTCAAATCGGTAAACCTAAGAGTGCCGAAGTAAGAAAAATCGCTCTTGTGTCTGTTCAAAAGTCTCATTACAGATTCATGTTGAATACCTGCATTTTCCGAAATAATCATACTGTTTGTAAAAACGTCTTTGCCTTTCAAATTCACTAATTGTGTCATTTTGAACCTCCCAACTTTTCAGTTAGTTCTAATCTGACTTGATTCGGATCATTTTCCATTTCCAACTTGATTCGCTTCACTTCTTCATCATGTCCATGGTTTGATATCATTTCTTGGACAGCCCTGCGGATAATGTCAGACATGCTACACTTCTCTTTAAAGGCTTGATGCCGAACGTACTCATGTTGTTCATCATGCAAACTAACAGGTATTCTAATCATGTTCATTCCTCCTTGTAGATTCATCTTATCATTGAATCTTTGAATCAGTCAAGAGGGCAAATAAAAAAGCCCCGATGAAGGGGCTAGTCTTTCTTTGTTGTTCCCGGATTATCCTTGATCAACTCAAACAGCCCCGTTGCAGACAGTCCAGCAAATGCACCAGCCCATAGGCGCGGCACTAACTCCAGGTCGGTGAAGATGTATGCACCAGCACCAGCCAGCAGACCGACTACAAGCCCGATTACGGGGATTAAGTTCTTAGGTAGGACAACCGTAGTCTTGATTAAGTTAAGAAGCGCTACGACGATCACAGACAGCGCAGACGCGAACGCCATCACTTGCAGCAGCAAATCATTCATGGTAAAACCTCCTCAGTTAAGTGTGGGTAGATAATGACTCTCTTTGTGTTGGTTGCGTCCGGGTCAAGCATCACATTGCGGACAACATCTAAAGCTTTGAGATCCGTTGCTTTGATGTAGCTTGTTCCGTCATAGATCTTGGTTTCAAGCGCATTGTCACCGATGTATATTTTACGCAGGGAATAAGACCATGGTAGAGCAAGGGCGGTCAGAATGAGTTTAGCGGGGATCCAGCTTTTAGAGTCAATCAGCAACCCTTCAAACAAGATGCCGGACAGTTCAACATCGAGTGGGTATGTTCCTTTTGGCGTGACTCTGGCGCCGTAGTCTACGCCCAGATAAGCGCAGATGCCTCTCGCCACAGCTTCCGCAAGCGTGTTTTGAAACGTTTCATCAAGCAGCAGTCCTTCCTCTTTTGGATTGGTTAAGAATCCCGGTTCGATTAAGCACGCTGGCATTTTAGTATTGCGGCAGACAGAAAGGTTTTGATACTTTGAACCACGGTCTGTGAAGCCTGTAGCAAGCAGTATGTGGGCTTGTATGATGTCGGACAAAGGTTTATCCATGGTCTTTGTGTAAAGCGTCTCTGTGCCTCCTGCGTTGGCTTGTCCTGCATTCGCATGGATAGACAGGAACACATCAGCCGGCAGACGGTTGGCGATCTTCGCGCGGTCTGTGAGTTCGATAAAAGTGTCGTTCACGCGGGTAAGCACGACATTCAGGTTTGGATTCTTTTTGAGCAGCGTTTCCACTTTGAACACCATAGAGAGGTTGAAGTCCTTTTCTTTAGTGCCTGTTGCTCCGATGGCTCCGGGATCTCCACCTTTCCCGGTTCCTCCGTGTCCTGCATCAAGAATGATCGTTTTCATTTGTGATACTCCTTCCTGGGGGATTTCCTCCCGTGATAATGTCGATGATGTTTCTGAGTTCGGCGCTTCCGTTCTTTTGGATTTCTTCCCAGCGGTATAGTGTTTCTTTGGAATGAACGGCGGTGATCCTAGCAAGATCAGGTTTTTCGTTGCCCAGAGCTTCCATTCTGATTCCTCCGATCTGAGGTACGGCAAATGCCCCTCCAAGAACTTCTTGAAGAGGCGCATGCCGCTGATTCGTCCGACTTGATACACGACAAAGATTAAAAGAGCGTCCCACTTGAAGTTATCTGCGCTCTTGTATAGGAAGTAAGGCAGGTCATAGCATAGAAACTGGATTAGGCTCCACATGTTCCACCACCGGAAAAAGTAGTCTGTCCCGCACTTCTGGTCCGTACATGTCAGCGATGAACTGCAAGGTTAGATCAGATAGGTCGCTGTGCAGGTGTTCGCTTTCGTCAAATTTAATCATTTACGATCAGTCCTAACTCTTCTTTGACTTCATTCATATATTCCTTTCGTACTTCGCTGTAGATTCCCTCTAGTTGCTCGATTAACTCTGCATCCGTTCCGCCCTCAATCTCCATCACACGATTGATGATTTCATTACCAATGTCCTCTTGTAGCTTCTCGTATCTCTTTGGTGGGATAGCAATGGTAACCGATTCGTCATTCTCATTCTTCCCTCTGACCTTCTTCGCGGGTTGTGTCGGAGCTATAGACGTATCTCCGGTGCGTTCCATCAGATCAACAATGAATTGTCCAGCCTGAGTATAACGGGCCACTTCGGACTTGTACGGGTTAAGGTACTGCCCTGCAACTCCCGGAGCGTTCAGTTTGTCTTGTCCAAGCGTTGTTTTGTTGGCTGGCAGCGACTGTGATATCCCCGGTGTGCGTGATTTAAAGTAAGAAGACACGTCTGAGATAATCCCGTCATTATACGCTGTCTTGCGCTGTACAGGGTCTTGTCTGCGTGCTTCCTGTGCCAGCATGGAAGGGCTGAAGGACTTCAGGAATGATTCTCCAATGCGGTTTAACACGCCTGTAGCTTTTTCCCCTTGCGTACCGCCAAACTGTGGTTGAAACACATCCTGTACACCTCTGAGCGTGGACATCCCGAAGAGTGAACCCGCAGCTCCTGAAACGGTGCCTGTGACTTGATTCGGCTTTCCTTTCAGTGTACTTGCCTCTGCACCGATTGCTAAAGGGAATGCCAAAGGCTGGAGCTTGTTGTAGTCAAACTGTTTGTCACCCTCTTGATATTTGGCTTCTTTGGCTGCTGCGTCTGCTCCTTTACCATCTAGCAGGGCGCCAACATACCGTTGTAGGGCCGATGTGTTGAAGCGATACTTCCCTTTGCCCACCTGATCACGGATGTTGTCAACGTCTTTATTCCCGCTGTCATTCGATCCTGTGATGATGCCAAGTTGATTCAAGTAGAAGCCGACTGCGGATAACCCTGTTCCGGTAAGTCCAAGCGAGAGAGTGCGAATCGCTTCACGCTGCGTAGCATTCGATTTAGAAGACAGTTGAATCAGACCCTTGATAATCCCACCGGGAGTCATGGTAACCGCCGTAGAAGCGATATTGATCGGTGTACGAACGAACGGGAACACCGTCCTTACAACCGGACTAACCACCTTCTGAACCTTGCCTGTGCCGCTGTTGAGCCAATTGGCTGTTTCCCCGCCTAATGTGTCGTTACGCTGGAAAGTGGAGTTCTTCGCAATCCGGTCAGCCTGTTCCAGTGCTGCTTCAGGCGGATCGTTAACAAACTTGCGGATATGCTGTTTGATTCCGTCTTTGTCGCTGCGTTTGATGCCGTTTTCCAGAGCATCTAGGAAGCCTTGTTTCTCCATTTCACCCTTGTATATGGCGGAATACGTTGCATAGTCGGCACCTTTAGCCACTGCCCCTAAAGAACGCTCCAGGTAACTCAGAGGGTTGTACTTTCCTTTGTATGTGAGTCCGCGGATTTCGTTCGACCCTTGAATTCCCGCAGGGTTCACACCTTCCCACCCTGCTTTAGCGCCTGTCTTCAGTGCTTTGAAGTACTCCGCTGTGAACTTCAGCGGGTTAGCACCGTACAAAGTGGTGGTTCTTGGTGTCTTCATGATGGTTGACAATGAAGAGTCGATCATCACGCCGAACATGTCCGCCACTCTTGCTGTAGTCGCCATTGCGGGTCCAGAAATAGCATTGATGGCCTGAGTCCCGGAGTTAAACAGCATGGCAATATACCGGATGGCGTTGATCTTGTCCATGATGGAAGACTTTTCGTAGCTGTTTAGGATCTTCTGCATTGCCATATCTGCCTGAGTGCGCTCCAGTCCTTGCAGGTCAGTTAGACTTTTTGAGAGCTTGCGTAGGGATTCAATATCCTTTGGCGATACTTGCGGGTTAGCCGCAACATACTTCTCTACGATGCGTTCTTGCTGGTTCATCGAAGCTTTTCCAGTGATCCGTTTAAAGGCGTTGTCTGCTTTGATAAAGTCACCTTCGATAGATCCTTTAGTAACGCTTCCCACAAGCTCCTGTGCCTTTTCAAACACCTGCCGAGCAATAGGGCGAATGTCTTCACCGAACTGCTTCACAAGGTCTTCAGCGTAGGTCTCAGCCTTGATGATGCCTTTACCTACCTTTGCTGCAATCAGAATGGAATAGTCAATCCATTCGTCTACTGGCAGGGAGTTTAAGCGGCCCCGGCGTTTGTTGATGCGGGCCTGTGCAGCGGCTTCCTGTGCTTCGAGGAAGGAAACGACCTTGTCCCGCTTTTTCACATCGTTTAATTCTTTTGGCAGTCTATCCTTGACAGGTTTGGCTTTGATCTTTCCTTCAGCAGTTTTAAGGTAATCGCCTAGTGCTTTAATATCTGCTGCATCTGCACCGCCTTGCTCCAGACGATTCAGAATGTCGGCGATGGCGTTTTCCTGTTTTCCTGCTCCAGCGGTTTCTTGAACCGTCTCTGCAAGTTGCTTGAACTTCACGCTGTCCGCAATGTCAACCACTTTACCGTTCTTCTCAGCGGTACGAATGAGGTTTAACAGTTGGCCTTCAGGCGACAACCGACTGATTAAAGATGCTGCTTGCACCGTCTGCCCGGCTTCTGTGAGGTCTTTAGCCAGCTTGTCAGCAATAGCCAAGGCGCGAGCATGTTCACCCGCTTTATCAAGCTCCTGCATGGCTCTGTACCCGTTAGAGATGTGCTGTGCTCCGGTTGATCCAGACTTGAGGAAATCAGACTCCACTTTTGCGATATCCTTCAATTCTGCGTTTGATTTAGCAACAACATCGGCGTTTCTTAGAGTGGTATAACGCTGGTCCAGTTCCGAAAGCTTACCTTTGAGCGTAGAAGAAATCGCTTTGCTGTCCGCCATTGTTTTAAAGTTAGCGCGTATCCCCGGTGTGGCTTTCTTCTTCACGGTTGTAGTTATTTCTTTCTTCGCTGGAACGACTGTAGTCTCTGCCTGTACAGGTTTAGCTTCAATCTTTGCTTTGATCTTCGGTTTAACCTCTGTACTAGGCTTAATCGGTGCTACTTCGGTTCTTGCTGGCTTGATGTAGGTTGACTTCTCAGGTGTGGATTCCGGGAATAACTTGTTCTTGTCAAACTCCGCGCTTTGGGCAAACTCAATGTCGGCTTGTGTTAATGGTTCGCGTGCGTTGACCTTGTTCATGATCTCCTGTTCACGTGTGAGTGCGTTAGTACGGATGGTTCCCTCTGATGCTGTTCCGGTTGTTCCTCTGCGTCCTAAGACTTGCGTAGGTGCAGCAGCGTCCGCCATGACCTGCGGGGCTGAACTCTTCACCGGATTCCCTACGCCAGCGACTTCGCGCATTTCTTGGTTGGCCCGGGCTGCACCCACCATACCCTTTTGCGGGGCATTGGCACGTTTAGGGTAAGCTAGATCAATCAGCTCGTTTAGGCTTGGGTCTGTACGGTCAGCCATTTGAGACCAAAGATTCTCAAGTTCGATGTCTTCACGGCCCGGGCTGAATGGACGTTTCTTCGCTTCTTCGATCAGTGCTTCGAACTTCTGGCGGTATATATTCGGACGTTGCTCAATTCGTGCGGTGGTTGCGGTGTTTCTTCCCGGCGGAAGCGCGAGAACTTCAGGTGATTGAGGCAGAGCTAAAGGATTCGTTTCAGGCAGGTTCGTTCTGATTTCGCTTTGTGGTACAACTTCTGCTCGTGGTGTGAATACTTCTTCCAGTGTGGCGGCGACTTCATCGTCTGCGCGTCCTGTCCGTTTAAGAATCTTGCTGAGTGCGGATGTGAGTCCTTCACCTACTGCTGCACCAACACCACCCAGCACACCACCTGCTGCGGTGCCTAGGAGAGCGTTACGGGCGATTTCATTGCCGCTGTCTTGTCCTTGTTGCAGTCCAAAGCCAATGCCCTGCATGCCACCAGCAAGCGCCTCTGTGGCTGCGGTCTTCACTACGTTATCAGATCCGGGAATGATCTTACCCGCAGTGTTTAAGATGGACTGTCCTGCCTTGCCGCTCAATGCTCTTCCCGTTGCGTCATACGTGGAACCAATGATTCCCTGCCCCACTGGAGCACCTGTAGGCGTGATAAACGGTGTTACAAAGTCATTAACTACATCAGTCACCTTGTCCACTACGGCGTTGCCTGTGGAGTCTCTGCGTGTGGCTCCAGAGTTACCAGCGAATGCCCGGGATACTGCTACACCTGCGGGATTGCCCTGTGTGATGTAGTTCATGATGTTGGCATAGGCTTTTACGGCATCCGGTGCGTTATCGTCTTCGATTTCCTTTTTGGTGATTTCGTACTGTGAGATCCCCGGAATCTGTGAAGCGTTCTCAGGTCCGCGTCCGGTCTGCTGTACGAGGTTCGCAGCAGGAACCTTGTCTTTGAGCGTTGATTGAATTCCCTGGCTAGTTTGAAGCAATTGAGGTGCTGGAATTTTGTCCTGTAGTGTAGGCGTTTCTTTTGGTGTCAGACGGATGGACGGAACAACTTCTGCGGTCTTGTTCTTCGCCTGTTCAGCTTTAAAGTCTACAGCGTATGGCTCTTTCTGCGGAACTGGTTGCTGTTTCATCACGCCGGACAGCGTGTCTTTCAGTACTTGACTGGTTACGCTGGATTTCTGCTGCTGTTCTGGCGTTTTGATCTCACCGCGCAACTCTTTTTTTCTACGTTCAACGAAAGAAGAGGCACTTTCTGTGCCTCCGTTTTTTTCGCGTAGTTCTCTTTTGCGTTTTTCAACGAATGATTCTGCCATTTCGCGCCTCCTATTTCGAGAACTTATTGTAATAAGTGGTTACGCCTTTTACCCAGTAGTCGTTGAGTCCGTTCGGGTCATTGTCCGCACCGCTCGGAGCATACTTTTTCTGAATTGCTTCGATGGTTGTCAGTCCCTTATCAATATAGTTACGTTTTAAATTCGATGCCATCTTCTCGATTCCCTCTTCGATGCTGTCAAACGTCATGAGTCCGTTCTTACCCATCATTCCGCCCACGTTGTTCTTGTTCTTGACAGCATTACTGGTTCCGTTTCCTGTCTCATGTACAGCGATTGCCGCAAGGAGTGCAGGGTCAATGCCGTATTTCGCACCTACAGACGCGAAGATATCCCCGGTGTTTTTAAGGGAACCGCCTAGACTGGTGTTGAGGTTAGCCCCACTAGCCGAAGCCGTAGGGCTAATTACTCCCCCTTTGAGGGTACCGCCCCGCCCCATGTCAGTCCGTTCGCACGGTAGGCACGGTACATTTCGTATTCGGACATATCGGAGTTAAGGATATACTCTTCAATGGTGTCGGGGTTAGTCAGAGCGCCTTTCTTGTCACGTACCGCTATCTTTTCAAGGCTGGACTGGTAATCCTCATATGTCTTTCCAACATTCTTTGACTCTGTTTCTTGAAGTTTTTGAAGTTCTGCCTCCGCAGTAAGAACCTTGAGTTGATCTAATCGCGCGTCTGTATCCGATTGGTAAGGTACTTTACCGATTTCTGCAACGCTCTTTCTCAGTTGCTCTAGTTGTAACTTAGCAGCCTCAGAGTAATTAGAAGCGTCAATACTCTTCATCGCCAGATCAAGAGCCGCAGCTTGGTTTGTAGCGCTGTTCGGATCGGTCAATTGGCTGAACTGATACGCTGCCGTGTCGTTGCTGATAGAGCCTGCCTGTACCTGCTGCTGGAGTTGCTTGATCTGGAGTTGAGACGTTGTGGGATAATTGGCAAGGTCAATCTGTGCAATCTTGTTAGCAATCGCTTGGCTCTGATTGTTCAGCAGTTGTCCTGCGGTAGATGCAGCGTTAGCAGCTCCCTGCATGGTCTGCTGTCCGTTGATTTCCCCAGTCAGTCCGGCGAGTTGAAGGTTATACTGTTTATCCGCACTCTCCAGTTCGCTTGCCTTAGTGGTAAGGTAGTTCCCGGCATTGTTACGGAACGCATTCGCTTGACTGTATGCGGCAGCTGTAGCGTCTGTAAGTCCCTCTTGTGTGTAATGGTCCTCTATGTTCCGCCCTCTGTCCTGCTGTGCCGCTTGGTATCCTGTAGAGCCGTCCCATGCGGTAGGAGCGTTGTTGCGGTAGAATGAAGCATCCTGTAAGGTTCTGTTGTCTTGTGTTACATCATTCGCGTAATCGTAACGGCGATTCAGTTCCGTTTCCTGTGACTGCGCTCCAGCGAGTAAAGCAGATAGTTCTTGGTCATACTGTGCTTGAGCAAGTGCGCGGTAGTCTTTAGCGGCTACAGCGGGTGCTTCCGTAGGCGATTGAGTGGCTGCGGTAGGCTGTCCGCTCTGACCGGATATGTACGCCTCAAGTTGTGCAGCGTTCATTCCTTTAACGGCTGCTGCGGTCTGTGGGTCAAGTTTTCCATACAAAGGTGTGGCGTACTGTGCGGCTCCTGTTTTTCCGCTCTCGTAGGACTTCTTGAGGTACAGCAGATCATTCAGCGTCTGCCCTCCCTGTGCAACATAGTTCGTGTTTGCAGCAGGTGTATAAGCAGGAGTCACAGCCGGAGTGCTGACCGCTGGTGTTTGCACCGGAGCTTTTACGGCTGCGCTGTAGGCTGCGTTATTAGCTGCATTGCTGGTGTTGGTTAAAGGTATGCCCAGGGATGCCTTACGCTGGATCTCCGTCTGTATGGCGGCACTGTTGTTCGTTGCTGGTGCGGTTGCTGTAGCCATCTTAGGCACGGGTTGTGTCGTTTTAACTTTTGATGGTGTAGAAACTGCAGGAGTGGATACCTGCGGCGTGACTTGTGGCGCGTTAACAGTGTTGTTAAATATCGGTTGTCCTGCCGCTGTTTTGGCTTTGACTGCGGCTTGGATTTGTTCTAGTCTGGTTGACATGTGGTGCCTCCTTTCGGTGTTTCGATAATTAACAGTTTGGTCCTGTAGTCTATTAAATAACGTCTATGGATCCTTCAAACTCTGGCAGTGTCTTCAAATACTCATAACACTGTTTAATATCATTTGGAGCGTTATCGTCAACCGAAGGTACAAATGTAAATGTATCCTGTCTAAAGTAAGGCTTGCCCTGATCGCAAATTTCTTTACTTACATAATAATTTAGAGTAAACATAAGATCAGATTTGTTTAATCCTGATCTGTAGTCAACCCTTGCATACGCCTGATCAATAGTGATACCTGAATCGGTAGTGATGTCAAGTACAAGAGCCATAGTAATCCTCCTTATTTTATGACCTAATTTGCATTACGGATGCTCTGACCGTGAGCGTCAAAGCTGCTGAGTGTAAATTCTCTACCAAGAAATGAACAGTAGAACCACTAATGTATTGGGATACGATACGATGAGGTCCTGCACCTGGGGCAATACCAGGGGTAACGCAGGCGCCAAATGAGATGGCTTTGCCCATTGGTATAGATACATCCATCGTTTGCCCTACCGGTATCGTAACAGACACGTTATTAGCCATTGCAGTTGTAAATCCCCATTCCGTCACCGAACTTGACGCTGTAACTTGGGTATAGAATGACATGGATGGGTTCACATAATGCGAGTTGCCGATATAGGTAGAGTCATTATCGCGATCATTCGCGACAAGCACTCCCTGAGTAATAGCTGATATGTCATGTATTTTAGTGCTGATACTGTGGTTATTTGTACTTATAGCGAGACCGATACGATAAGGCCACACACACATAACTCCGCCTGTTGTTGCTGATCCATTTTTTACATTGTTCTCGACCGTGATGTAGTTAGCGTATCCGGTAGGATCAAATACGATATATCCTCCTACGTTATCTTCAAAGTAATTGTTCCCGATCGTAATGCTGGTGCTATTTTTGAGGTAAATCGCAGTCCCTGAAAGATTCTCAATTAAGTTGTGAATGATTCTAAGGCTCGCAGCATCTTCGCATTTGAGGAAATCTTTTCCGCTTTCAATGGTGCAGTCTGAAATAACCACATCTAAGAATATCGGAGAGTAGAAGTGCAACCCTTGTCCGCCGATCATGCGATTACGGCTAAACCGGTAGGACTGTGAGAAATTTGTTGAATAGAGAATAGAGTCACAATTTGTATATGAACTGTCCGAAGACGTTACGCGAATAAGTTTATTTCCGTTGTACACTGTAGTTCCAGCACCCGAAACGCTCTCTATTTCTAATCCGTTTATATAAATATCCCCAGTGTTTCGACTTACATTTGTTGAAGAAAACACAAAACCACTATCATTCTTTACAATTTTCCCGCCGTTATCTCCAAATATATAAAGTGGAGTACGATCGGGTGAAGGTTCTTTATTGATCATTAATGTGTTTCCGGTAATATCGTAAGTTCTTCCTATTCTTAACGCCTGCTTGTTGTCACAGGCATCATTTATAGCAGCTTGCAGTTTCTGATAATCCGATCCAGGATAGGTGTCAGGATTAATGGAAAGGTTGTTTATTTCTGTCGTTGTTTCCGCCAACTGTTCGTCAATTTGATTTAACCTTACGTTAATCGTAGCGTCAGATATTGGGTTTAAGATAGTCGGGTCAATCTCGTTAGCTCCAACAACTCCAGCCTGAATCATTCTGCGGCTAACCGAACTGTTCGCCATTTTCACTTCTGTAATCGTCCCATTCGCAATCTTCGCCGCTGTAACCACCAAATCAGCAAGCTTCGCCAGCGTGATTGAACCGTCTGCAATCTTATCGGCAGTGACCGCAAGCGCTGCAAGTTTGGAGTTAGTCACCGCCAAATTGCGAAGGTGACGCGTTACAATGGACTGGTCAGGGATCGGCAGTTCCAAAGCTGTTACAAACGCTGTATAAATGTCTGCATTCGTGTTGATGGCTACGATCATTGCCGCAATCGCGGGGTCAACGACTCCAGCGTCAGCGGTAAGCCCCGGTGATGTATTGGCGTATAGCGGTGTGATCTGGCTGTTATCTACGTATACCATGTTAGCCCCCTATTCCCGATGATGTTCCTTCTAACCTGTACCGGAGTATGGTCATAGGCTCGTCCCGGTCGTTTTTCATGAACAATTGAAAGTACTTGCCCTTCTTGTGTATCTTTCTGCGCTTGGCTTGGTTCACGTTGTCCGTGTAGTTGATGTTAGCCCATTGGCCCTCATTCCACGCGGTGACGTTCCATACGAATATTTCCGTCTTAATGGCGCTGTCTGCTTCAATTGCTCCCGCTCCGTACACCAGCTTGTAATCCAGAGAGGAAGGAACGTTCCACATCTGCGCTTCAAGGATCAGGTAGTGCAGGTAAGATGATTCCCCGGTAAACTCTGCACTCAGCAGTCCCGTTGCAATCTCCATTTTTACCGTGGTTCCGCTGCTCTTGGCGACTTGATTCCAATCGCTGTACAGATCCTCGTCAAACGTGTGCAGAAGCCCCGTAGTGTTGCCGAAGTACATTCCACCTTGGAACTCTGTGAAGGACTTCGTAGACCACGGCAAACGCCACACGTACCACTCTTGATTCTGTGTGTCAAAGTTGAACACGTAATGTGTGGTATCCCGGTCAATCGCCAGCTTGAAGCGTCCGGTCAATGAATCGAACGTAGCCACCGCAGCGGACTTTTCTGCTTCTGTGAATCCGTATTTGTTAAAGTCGATCTTATTGTCCATCAAGTTGCGCGTGCTGTACTGACGTGTGCCGCTTGTTTCAACGTTGTCGATACCTGTGTCGAATATTTCATTCACGCCGTTGTCAGACAAGTACACCACCGTCTGCTGACCTGTAGGATAGGTGATCTTGCAGAAGCCTCTCGATGATATGTTGCCGTTGTTGGTGTTCAGGTAAAGGTTTGCTTTAAACGGCACGTCCGTTGACACGCCATCGTCAAACGTCTCACCGGAGATCACGCCCCACCCTCTGCGCATAGGGATTAAGCAAAGTCCACCGAACGCCACGCCCGGACCTGTTACATAGTCGTTATCACGGATGAATCGGAAGTACTGCACACTGCCTGGGAAATAGTCGTAATGGTAACGCTTGGAGTACCACATCAGGTCTGTTCCGTCTGAGACAAATACATGACCTGTGAATATCCAGATGTACTTGATTCCCCGCGCATTGATCGTTGCCAAACTGTTAGCCGGGAGTGGCAATGTATCATCCGCCGCAGGAACTACGTTAGAAACCGCTGTTCCGTTGTACTCTTGTAAGCTTCCACCGCTGGTTAACAGTAGCCGGGAAACGTCTGCAAAGTCTGTGTACCCCACTCCAAACACGCTTGAAGAGGTGAAAGCGTTCGTCATGGTCTGTCCTGTCAGAACACCCGCAGAGTACTTGTACAGTGTACTCCCCGATACGGCGTATAAGTCAGGCGCTACGCTTGATGCTGACGCTTTGTATGGTATGAGGTATGTTAATGGTCCACCTAGTGCTGTTGTGGTCACAGGGACGCTTCCAGGGCGCTTTCCGATGGTGTTTACGGACTTCAGACAAGCATCCATTGCGAGACGGTGCGCGCCTTGTGGTAGCTGAGCCGGATTCAGCGCTGAGTTCATGCCAAGTGATGGTAAAATCTCGATTGCGAAAGGGGTTTCCATGGGTTAACCTCCAAATATCGCGTCAATCCGCGCAAGTGAAGGTACAAAGCCGCCGCTAGAAGTCCCGCGACCGTCAATCGTTGCCTGTTCAGCGACTTTCAAGTGCTGTGCAGCAAGGTTGTAGTAATGGGTGGACAGGTCTTTTGCACTCGGTCGGCTTTCCATTACCAGTGCAGCGACAAAGTAACACAGCCCCATCTCTCCTGCGTCCGGGAAGTCAATGACACTGCTTAACGATGATACGGTGCTAGGGTATTTCAGATATTGCAGCGTGTAGTTTCCTGCCGGAAGTGGGTTGGTAACATGTGAAAAACCCTTGATGTGTATACGTGTATTGGTGGACTCTCTCCACCAGCCTCGGGTATCAGCGAAGGACACTCGTTTCTGTGTATCTCTGCCTTGCGGGTCCAAGATTCGAAGCGGTGCATAGATGTCTGTGATGTCTACACCGCCGATCTGGAATATCGCATAATCATCAGACGAGATATACAGCGCGTCAGAGTCTTTCTCCTGGTAGGCTACCCCCGCCAGTCTCCGTAATGCACGGGTGACGTAATCGAAAATGTAACTGTTCTGTACCGATTCTTCATCCCCGATTTCTTCAAGAAAAGATTCGACAAGCTTCCGAACCATCGGCACTAAATTTGCTGCGGTTAGCATTACCAGTTCACCACCGTTCTACCTGTGCTTGATTTATTCTTGCGCTGCATGTCCATAATAAACCCTGCTTTACCTTCATCCCAGCGTTTTAAGTATCTGTCTGACAGTGTCTTATCCTGAATGTTGAGGGTAGGGAGTAAAATGATCATCGCAGCAGCGTAAAACTGTAGTAAATCATGGTACTGCGGATCAATTTCCGGCACGTCTGAATCATCTACAAGCGTTGTGGCATACTTGTAATAGTAATGTGTCAGCGTTCGTGTTTCCTGCGGGTATGGTTTAAGGATGATGTTCCCTGCTTCGATGGCATATCCAAACTGGTTTGATGCGATATCCAGCAATGGGTAAGTCACAATGCACTCGTTCTGCTGCTGATACAACATTTCCCCGGGTGACTTGAAGTTCTCAGGGAGTGCGTATGTATCGGTAGAGGTCAGCACATTGATGGATTGCACCCCGCGAAGTCTAGCGCCGTCTACAAGTTGGCTCTGCGCGTCATTGATGAGGTCGTTCATGTGATAGGTCTCGGTGTACATTCCAGAGGTGGAACGGAACACCCTTGCCCGTAGTTCTCCAAGTGTTGGCATTATACACCTCCAACGTATTTTGTCACGCCGCTCTCTCTGCCGTAGTCGTAAGCGTTCAGAAAAGCGTCTTTGGCTTCATGGGCGAAGTCTAAAGCAAGGTCTTTCATCTTGCGTTCTTCTTCCGCTTCCATAGCTTCTTCAGCTTCTTTAATGACCTGCTGTGCGGAGAAACCTTGCACATGGATTTCGCGTATGCGGTCATACACCCGGGAGTCAAGGGAAGTAAGCCCGATCTGTGGGATCTTCATGATTGCCATTTCCATTACTCCGTCCATGATCAACCATGTTCCGTCTTTGGGATTCCACATCACATAGAGGTCAGGGTCGTATTCCTGCAACCGTTGTTCAATATTGTTGATGTCATTGATGAATACTCTCTGATATCCTTGGTAATAATGTCTATTCATACGTCCTCCTAAAAAAGAAAGGGGCCGAAGCCCCTGTATTAGTAACCGGTTGGTACGTTGATGTCTTTCAGTGCAGCGTAAGCGTTACGAGCATGGCAGACCATAGTGTAGTACCAGAAAGCCGTGGCTTCATACTGCGGACTGTTAGCGACACGGGAGAACATGGAGCCGTCTTCTTCCATCCAGTCTAGTTCAGAGGTCTGATACCAACCCAGATCGTCCCAGTTACCGGCATACACAGTCTTGTCAGCCATGTACTTGTCTACGATCATCGGCATACCATCAAATTCAAGAGCTTTGTAGCCGCCTTCCAAGTCCATTGGGTTCACATAGCGCTTATTTGCCGTGAGCAGGGCTTCGTAAGATGCCCGTACACCGTGACCAGCAGACAACCATTCTACCTTTTTACCGGATGCCAGATCCACAAAGTCAACCAATTGACGCAGGAGAGCATCAGAGATCGCGCGACCTGTTCCACTGTTACCCAAAATAGTTGATTTCCACCAGCTATAAGTGGCAACGTCCAGCCCTTGCAGCGTGGAAGTGTTGGAAATGATGCCACTCAATCCCATGGGGTCAAGGTTGTACGTGCCGGTAACTACCGCAAAGTCTGTAGCTGCTGTGGTAACGGCTGCACCTGAAATGGTAATTGTCTTACCTACTGGATCAATCGCTGTAACTGTACGTGCTGCAACGGATACCGCACCGCCAGAAGTCATAATATCAATGATCTGATTGATGAAGAACGGTTTCACGTTATCAACCACCAGCAAGTTCACCGTAGTGTTCACCGCAAAAGTAGCCAGTTTACCTGTACCGTCACCCATAGAAGCACGTTGTACGTAGTTCTTCATGTCGGTAACGAGACCTTTAACTTCAGCCTCCATTTCCTTCAGGTACGTTGCAGAATCTTTCTTTGTGGCCTGAATCGAAGCATTGGACACCTGCAAGCGTCCGTGTACGTAGCCTACGTTGGCTGTAGAAGCCTTGTAGGACTGGTTGCCCGCAGTTGGCAGGGTGCCAGTTTCTGTACCCGATCCAACGCCGGAGTTACGTCCGAAGTGATGCGGCACTGACATGTTCTTACCGCCGCCTTGAATGGTTTCGACCTTCTGCATGAGCTTCATAACAAAATAGTTTGAACCGTTGTTGACCTGCTCCCGGATTTTCGGAAGGTAGTCCACTTTCAAAGCGTCTGCGATTGTTGTCAATGTTGCTGCCATTATACATATCCCCTTTAGGTTTGATTGTTTGCCGCTATACGGGCGGCTGCACGTTGTCTGATGTCATTCCAACTCATTTTACTGGTGTCTTCTACGATCGTTCCTGGAGCGCCAGAACCTTCTACTCTTGGAGCGGTTTTGCTTTGCAGGTACTCTTTGACTGCGGATTCTTTGGCGGTTGTCAGTTGCTGCTCCAGCTCATCCGCTTTCATGGCTTTATACGCCACATTGAAGCTCTTTTCAGGCTTCGCAGGGTCATAAGGTAGTTCGTTCTCCACCATAAAGGCGTTCAGCTTTGCAGCATCAATGCCTTTGTCCTTCACGAATCCTTCCAGCGTGTTGAAATATGCAGATATGCGTTGTTCTTCTTGCTGTTTGTGTTCCAATTCGTCCACTTTCGCGGCTTTCTGCTCCAAGGTTTCAAGCCGCTTTTGCATTTCAGGAGAGATTTGATTATCCTCTGCTCGGGCCTGAAGCTTGCTCATTTCGATTTGTTCTTTGAGCGTGAGCGCGTCAGCCCCGTTGATCTCTTGCAGGTACTGGCTCAGCTCTTTATGCGTGTCATAATCCTTGTACTTCTCGTTGACCTCTGCATCCCATTTGCTACGTTCAGCAGCGAGACGTTTGGCAAAGGCTTTTTCAAAGTTGTTCTGTTTCGCAGGATCGGCGGCAACCTCTTCTTTAGCGCCCGTTTCGGATTCAGTGACAACTTCAGGTGTTTCGTTGGATGTCTCGGCGGCAGACACATCTTCTACGCCCGTTTGTTCAATGATTTCGTCTTCCATGTTCATGTTCCCCTTTCTATGCGGCGACCATAGATGATTAACGCCCGACAAAGTGTGAAGATGAGTGAGGGGCTAGAAGTCTCAGCTAACCCCTGTCTTGATGGCTGCCATGTTCATGGCGTTTTGTGCTTTCATGCTCTCTTGCTCCATGGCGTTTGCATGGTCTTGCTGTTTACCTTCTTGCTCTTTCTGTGATTCCTTGTCTTCCTGCGCCGCCTGTGCTTCCATCTCCGCTTGTTGCTGTGAGATGATAGGCGCTTGTAATGCCGCTTCGTGTTCAGCCACGTGAGCGTCAACCAGAGCCTGTATAGGCGGCGGTAGTTCTTCATAGGCTGTCGATTTACGGAAGATGTTGTGGTTGTATATGTGAATTTCGTGGTCGTAGAAGTCGCGAACAATTGGAGCGCCGGGAATCGGCTGCATCTGCATGCCCATCATGGCGGGATCAAGGCCCATCTGCTGCATTTCCATCATTTGCTGCTGCTGTTCTGCCATCTGCACCGCTTGCGGGTCTTGTGCCATTCGCTCAAATATCTTGTTCTCCATCTTGGACTTGTTCTCGTCCAGTTGGTTTTGCTCAAACAGTTCATTCGCATCACCAAGGCCCATCAGCTTCAGGAAGGCGTTAGCGTCAGGCAATCCCTGCTTGTTCACAATCGCTCCTGCGGTCCAGAGGGACATGATACGGTCCTGCTGTGCGGACTTCATTTCCGGTAAGCTGGAACCCTGCACGATGTTGATATCTTCTTCCCCACTGAGGTCAGAACCGGTGAACGCCACAATTTCAATTTCATTGTCCGGTCCAAGTATTTTGCCCATACGTTCTTCGGTGTAGTGTTTCTTCATGAGCCGCAGTACGCGCTTCAGCAGCTTCTTCATCCCGCGTTCGTAGTTCTGTGAGCTAACGGCAAGCTTCTCGTTCTCTTGTTCGACCATCAGCGCCAGTCCAGAAGCAGTGTCAAGTCCTGCCGGTAGTCTGCCGGTGGTGATTTCTCTTGCTCCGCTCATGTCGTCAATCAAGCGGTTGTAGTACTCAATGATGCGGTCAAACCCGTTCGGTACATCTGCGCCGGGGATGCGTTCCACTTTACCGCCGTTTGTCGGGTTGTAATGGATAATGCCGCTGATTTCATCGTTCAGTTCTTCTTCATCCACGCCAGAGCCAAGAGGAACAGCCCATTTGGTTGCGCCCATCTTCTTCATGTTGGTGGAGAACATGGTAAGTGCAATGTTCAAGCCGCGCTGTATCGGAAGCATGGACTCAATGAACGCCTTATACTTCACAGATCCCGGCACCGGAATGTCACCAAACAGGATGTAAGGGATTTCCCCGGCGTTGTCGTCCTTGTCTAAGAACTCCATGCGGGTAGTGGTGACCTTCAGCCCGTTCGGGTACTTCTTGCAGGGCTTCATCCATAACTCTCTGACCATAACCATGTTTTTGTTCTTGCGGGTGGTGTCGTTATAGCCGATGTTCCCGTTCGTAATGTCGAAGGATGGCTGGTATGTAACGGTATCATCTGGGGCAACCTCTTTACCGTACTTCTCTTTGACGTAATCAATGTCACGAGGCTTTTCTTCCACTACCCAGCGGATTTCATCTTCTGTCGTAGCGGCTGGATCAATGTACAATGTAAGCGGGTCACATACGCGCCATTCGATTTCACCCGTGTTGATCGGATTCATTTCCTTCTCGTATCCCGGTTCATCCTCGCTTGGCGTGATGTCCTTACCCGCTTCTGGGTTGAAGTATACTTTAGCAGCACAATAAGCTTTCACGTTGCCATTCAGGAAGATATCCCGTGTCTTCAGATCGCCCTCTTGTTCGTCCCACCATACATGCAGGAATTTCGTGCCGGCTTTGGCTACCTCTGCACGGTCTTGGTCGTTCGTATCTGGCACCACATCGTATTTAATGCGGTTCTTCGTCTGCTTGGCAAGCTTGGTCATAACACGCGGTTGTAACACGTTGTGTGTGATGCGCTCTTGTCCATCATGCGGGAGCGTCCTCACGGTGCGTGTGGAGTTGTCCCATCCGATCCACTGGTTGGAAATGTAGTAGTTGAGATTAATGAGAATCTGCTTCCGTGTGGCGTTGTCTTCGCCTAACTTCAGCAGGTCGCCTACCTTGCCCACCCAATCCGATTCCGTCATTTGCTTCTCTGCGGATTTATTGAATACTGCCAAGCCCTCACCCCCTTTCTATGCAAACAGCTTGTTGTATGCTTCCTCTACACTCTCAGTAACAGCAAACTCATAACCGGCAGCATTGATCAATGTTAGGTGCGTATAGTTCATTGTTGTGTTTTGTGCAATGAACGAAACATTTGCAGGATTGATGTATACCACTCGCACACCGTCACGGTGATATTGATGTAGTCCTACCATCATTCGGCCTTCCTTGGTCTGCCACCTTTATTCCTTGGCTTGTCCTCTTCCAGTTCAGTAACGGTGATCTCACATCCCGGGATAACCACCTCAGTGATCTGTACAGGCAAGAACGCGAACTGCGGGTCTATATCTGCCTTGCGCTCGTCCATGTCCTCTAGCGAGTCCGCAGCGGCGTATTCAACGGTGTTGCCAATCTCCAGTTTGAACAGTCTCATTACACAACCTCCAATGTATTTGGCTCTTTCGCCGGTTCTTTGCTGGCCTTAATCACTCGTACCTCTGCTTGCTTCAAGTGGTCGAAGCTTGGAGCCTGGATACGGTCCAGCAGCTGCTGCCGTTCTTTGTTCCAGTGTTCCCGCTCCGTATCAAACGACTTGCACCGCTGATCATCATAGCGCATGTACGCCAGTGTGATTACGATGCAGGTACAGCCTAGTATAATCATGCTCATCATACCGCACTCACTCCCTTTTTAACCTTGCCTTGCTTGGCGATGTTACGCCGTACCCGTGCTTCAGGGCTTCCGTCATAGTTGATAACCTTTGCCTTTGCTGGTGATGGTCTGCTCATGAGTCCATACCGCAGCGCATCCGGTGCATGGTCTAACGTGTGGTCTTCGATATCTTCCGGGTTATGGTCGTCAATGATCATAGCCGGTAGTGCTTCGATTAACCCTTTGCAGTTCTTGAATATTTTCAGCTTGGCATTCTTGAACGTCTCACCCGTAACAGGATCAGTGTCCTCATACACATGCAGCCATTCTCTGACCCGCTTCCAGCCGTTCACACGCTCTTTAGTGGCTTGAATCATTGCAATACCGTGCTTGATAAACACTTCATAAGGCGCTTCACCGTCTGTCTTGCCTTTGTTCCAGAACGATGTATCACCCACGCTGTAATCAATCTTTTCCTTGTACGTGAGTTCGTTGGTCTTCTGTGCCTGTTCGCTCGATAACAGGCGGCTCTTGATGAATTCGCGGTAAATGTAGCAATTCCCTTCACGATCAAGTGCAGCCCACAAGCACACATAAGGGTCATTATAGCCCTCGTCCATCATGCGAAACCTTTTCCACTCACTTGGGATCTCGAACGGCTCTACCACGTGTATAGCGCGGCTAAACTCACTAAAGAACTGTCCTTCTAGTGCGTCCCAGTCTCCGTCTAATAATTGCCGTCTCAGCTTCTCTTCCATAGTCAGCAGCTTATTCTCATAGTCACTGTCAATGTAGGAGTTGTCGCTGAGCTTTGCAGGTATGAAGATCCTTCGGGTTAAAACAGGTTGTCCATTCCGGTCGAAGATGGGTTGTTCATCATCATCCAGTTCATGCACATCATGGGTTTGCTCCCACTCGCCAATATCGATGAAGCGTTTCTTCACCCATACATGGCCTACACCGCCGGGGTTAGTGGTTAGCTTCATATGTGGCCTTAGACCTGCTTCAATGGCTGTCTGGTTCGCCGTACGGTTACGTGACTTCAGATACTTAAACTGGGTAAAGGTGAAGTGAGTCGCTTCATCCATGTAGATGATTTCAAACTCTTTACCTTGATACCGATACACGTCATTCTCTTGCTCACAGTACCCGCACCAGATCCGGCTTGTCATTCTACCGGGGATGTTGATCTCCCATACGTGCTTACTGCTGTTATACTTGCATATCTCTCTCGGGTACCATTCCAGCATCTTCAAGATGATACTGCCTTCAAGCTCGCCCAAGGTACGCCGCAGCACTAATATGTTGATGCCTTCGTACTTTACAGCGTTCTTGAACGCATCACCAACAATCGCCGCTGACTTCCCTCCACCTGCTGCTCCGCCATACAAGACTTCATCTGCCCAATACTTCGGGTCCGTCGTGGTGTAATGAAATAGCTTTTGCCTTGGCTGCGGGAGATAAGGGAAGTTGATCACCTTATTCTTCTTTGTCGGGGATACCAATGCTGATCACCATCCCTCCCCCAATGTTCTGTGTGCTTTCTCCGTTCATTAAGGCCATCTTGTCATACAGTGTTCCGTAATACGTGGATATCTGATTGAGCGGGATGTCCCTTACTCCCTGCTTCGCTTCCTTGATCATGCTGTGTCCTAACTGCTGAGCGTCTACAAGGCTGTTCCAAATCGCGTCAATCATCTTCTGCTTTTTATCCTCACGTAACGTCTCAAGGTGGTCTGGTTCTTCCTTGCTTACCTTGTCTACCGTCGCCCATGATACTTTACACTCTTTGGCAACTTGGTTCTTTGACTTCCCTGTGGTAAGCAGGGCTTTGATGCGTTCTTTCTGTTCATCGTTTAAAGCTACTCCTGCTCCCATCCTCTTCACCTCCGTTCCTCTCTCCCCCAGAATAGCAGCATGATCGCTAAGTCACTCAGTAGCCAATAGCACCACCAGGGCATGATTTTCACCTTTTCTAACGCATTTACGATATAACACCCGCTTTTCGGGACACTTCACTTTTTAATAATTACTTATTTGCGTATGTTTTTATGCGTATAACTTTAATTATGCGCTGTTATTTCAACACTTCTTCAAGCACTGCCGTGAATTTCCCTTCGTCCAGTCCATCAATGTTGTACTTTTCGCTGAAGAACTGGTAAACTTCGGCGTTACTCTTTCCCTCTTCTCTCATTCCTTTTGCAATATGCTTATCTTCGGGTATTATTTGTCTCATTTTATACACCTCCATAATATTGGAAAAAGAGTAACAGGGTTATCTGCTACTCTTAATGATTGATGGTGACGTATCACGACCACGGAAAGCACGGGCTATCTACCGCACATACGTTTATTTCCGCTGAAGCTTTTCCATCTTTGAACGTTTACACGCTCAGTAAAGGGCTATTACTGGATGCAATCTTTGCTTTTTGGCTTTCGCCCGCTCCCTTTGATTGCGTGATGGGCTTACCTCTTGCGAGATCCGTCTTCATAGCGCCTTACTCAACGTGTAAAAAGATTATACTCACTGATGGACTTGAACCACCGACTGATCGCATATAAGGCGATTACTCTACCAGGCTGAGTTAAGTGAGCATGTTTTGGGGAACATCGGCTGCTCCCCGGAGGAATGAGGTGGGCAAGGTAGCAAGACAAGGGGCGGTTCGGCCGTTACCGTGTCTCACTACCTCACAATTACATTTTATCACGAAATCTTTGCACTGTCTGTTCGTTCTTTGTTATATTTTGCCGCCATTTGCCGAACATATCCGTAAGAATATCCCGTCATTGCTGAGATTTCCTTCAGTCCATACCCTTGCATCTGTTTGGACAATATTACATCTGCCTTGTTAGTGAATTGCTCCATGTGTGATTCCATTTCCCTCTTAATGGCTTCTACACGCTGGCATTCCTCCACGTGCTGGTTTAGGATCTCTGCTGCTCTGTTGTAGTATTCTAGTGCCTTGTCCAGCGGCAGGACATGCTCGTCCATGGCTTGTCTTGCTTTCTCCCAGCGCTTTCTAAGCTCTAACTCGTGTAAGTGTAGGATGCTCAGTTCTGCGCTTATGTCACTGTAGGATTGTTTCCAGTCCATGTTGTAACCTCCCCTATAGGTTCATGGAATTACTCTTTTTCATCCAGCAAGTTCTGCACAATCAATTGATTTGCCAAGTGCGTAAATTCCAGATTATTCTTGTTATTACCTGTAAACTTATTGAATATAAAGTTACCAGCGATAATATAGGCTGTGAAAAACTTGGTAGCGTCCAAGCTTTTAAAGTCATACCGCTTCAACTCTGAATCCTCATCGAACAACGCGTCCACAGCTTGAATGATGGACATTGTATATTGAACTTGCTTGTCTTTCATTTCATTATCTCCCCTATAGATAATTTATGGCTCTTCCAATGATTTAAGCAAGCGCTCCAGCGGACCGTAGTGCGGCTTCTGCTTTGGCAAGTCTTTCTTCAATGCTGGCGATTCTTTCTTCTGTGATAAACGATCCAACCACTGTTGATGTTTCAGTAACCAATCCAAGCTCTGCTGTGTCTTCTTCACGAATGGGAGGCGCGGTTGGTTCTACCTGAACTTCTTCTTCAACCACCGGCGCAGGATGTTCGACCATATATGCGGTACGAAATGTTTCGGCTTCAGCCGGGGTAACCTCCGTATACTTATTGTCTTTGTAGATGCTGTAATCTTCAAAGGATTCGTCAGTATCGGCATACTTCGCGGTGAATTTCTCGTTTCTCCGTCCTTGATATTCCACAGCGTAGATCACACGTTTTTCTTTTTTCACCGGTACAGCTCCGTCAAGGTTCGTGATCACTGGAGCTTTCACGGTGTTTGCTGCGGTCAGTTTGTCGTTCAGTTCGTCAATGGTATTCTTAGCTTCAAGCAGCTCGTTATAAGCGTTGTTAATGCGTGTCATGCGGTCTTCAGCCAGCAGTTCAGCATCAAACTTCGCACTCTTCAACTCGCTAATCTGTTTGTCGCGATCGTCAATCTTCGCCAAAAGTTCAAATATTTCGTTGTTTTTGCTGCTCAATTCATCATCAAACATCGCTTTCAGGTCTGCGTTATCCTGCATCAACTGCCGCACTTTCGCCAGTACAACGGTTCTAAGTGAGATATGATCTGCTGTGTCAGAGATGTACGCCCCAAACGGTACGCCGAACAGTGCGATTTCCTCGTTTGCTCTCACAATGACTTGGTCCGTTTCTTCTTCCTCTTCGTCTACCTCGTTGCCGCTCAGCTCCGCAATCCGGTTGGAAAGCATGTTCCGTTCGTCGATCAATTGTGTGCTTACCTGTCCGCTGCTGATTAACTCTTCCACTTCTTTCTTTCTTGCCTTGAGTTCTGCAAGAGTTGCGTTTGTCAAATCCACGTTTATCGCCCCTTCGATCAAATTAGTGATTATACCCTTATTATATCATATTAAACTGGTAATTTTGCACTATTTCTTTTCTTTTCCGGCTGTCGCTTCGCTAGGTTTATTCAAATGTAAATTTTGAATCAAAAGGAATAGTTTTAGCCACAATCCACATCGCATTGTTAGGCAAGTACGGGTTAAAATTGCATTCTATCCGTCCATAATTGGTATCAATATAACTTAGCTCTTTCAGTTCCGGTAACGAATGTACAAACATTGAATTTTTGATGTTACCGCCATTAGATACATACTTTTCAATAACGTCATTGTAAGGAATCATCTCTTAACCTCCTGTGTGGCTTTCTCAGCTTGTCTAATGTGTTCCCGGTGTATTTGGTTGTTTATTGGCTTATAGTGCCCTACAAGTGCATACCGTTGGTCTATGAGGATGGCTGTGTCGTTTACTCTGTACCAATGTGGGATGATGGCGGAATATTTCATCGTTCTTCCTCTACGGGCAGGAAAGGTTCGATTGCTTTATACAGACTTCCCATTAGTTCATATGCGTTCTCTATGCATCGGTCAGTTTGATAAATAGAGTCTTCGCAACTAACGCGATTATCGACCATGAACTTATAAACGATCTCGTACATTTTACTTTTGGCTTCATCCATCATTTCTTTTTCTTCCCTTCTTTTGGTTTCATAAGCATATCCATGACCTCACGTTGATACTTCAGCAGTGTCGCATCCTTTTGCAGACTCTTTGCCATCTGAGCCATGATATATGCGTCTCTTACATTGTCGCTGTCGTGTTCAAAGTTCCACATTTTGAATATAGGAAGCACCAAGTTTTCTTTCTTGGTGTCTCCTTTCCCGCTTGCAAACTTCTTTACCTGTCCCGGCGTGGGTTCAATGTACATGATCCCTCTGCTCACTAAAGCAAACCGGATGGCGAATCCTACACCGTATTGTGTACTTACCGCTTGGCCCTTAGAGCCGAATGAGAATCCTTCAATGCAGATGATGGACTTTTCTGGAATGATATTGACGATGGATTCACCGTATTCCTTTAATTCTTTAGCGGTTGAAGCAATGCCGGTTGAAAGTATGAGTTCCTGCTGATAGTATGCTTCCCCTTGTTCGTTAAGCATGACGAGGCCAGTCTTTGTGCTTGGATCGATTCCCACGAATGATGTCATTTCTTCTTTCCCCCCTCATACATCAACTCTAGCAGCACCCTTATTTTCCCGATCTCAGTCCACAGTTCCATTAGGAACTTTATGATTCTTCCTGTACAGTACATCACAACAATGATTAATGCCCATATTGTCAATATCATTTCCGTTTCTCTCCCTTTGTCGGTTTATATCTCTGCTCATGCATGCCAGAGTGTGGTCTACGGCTACTGAGAGGCATTGTAGGCGCTCCGTACTTTAAGATGATATCAGCTAACTGTTCCTCACTTAACACGTACGAGACAGGCTCTGAGTAGGTCTTACTCATGTCTCTGGGTGGGAAGGATGATGTTACGGGCATAGGTGATACTCTTTTATGTCTTTTGACTCCGCTACTCATGGGTTTCACCTCTTAGTGTGATATATGCCGCCTCTGCCCTCTCTCGGGGGCTGGCGAGTGCGATTGCAGTACACGCTCTCAATGGTTGTGATGGTATAGAAATGTTTTTTGGTCTAAGTAGAGATTCAAAATATAGTAGTTCATCAAACTCTATCGCCTTTGTCTGTACCTCTAGAGAGGCAGCAGGGTCAGTGCAGTAATCAGGCGTATGAAGCCATGCTTCTTGCTCATCATCACAAAATGTGACATGCCAGTTTCTTTGTCCATTTGGGTTCAACAACACGAATCTTTCTCCACGAAGTACCACGCTGTACCCCATCTTCTCCGCTAGCACCCGGTTAAGCTGCTGGTCTGTTAGCTGTACCTGTGTCATGGCTGCACCTCCGCGAATTGGATACGAATATCGTCTATGCTCCACAAGTACCCCGGCTTACCGTACTCCTGGATAATCTCTCTGACGCTTTTAATTCCTTTCGCGGTGAAGGTTTGCAAGGTGTCGTCCAGTTTCACACACATCACTGACTCATCTTTCGCATTAACTCCGACTTCTTCGTTGCACAACAACTCACGGGCATCTTCTTCACTTTCTGCGATAACCAAATCTTTGATGTACTTGTTCCAGATGATGGCGTACATATGCAGTGTCATGGCTGTGTCTCCCCTTTCTCAATGGCTGCCCGCGCCTTATTGCCTTCATCTTCAACAATTGGCGCGAAGGATGTGTACGCATTTCCGTTTAATGATGGAGGATTAAATACCGATCTGTACGTATCAACTGCAGCATAAAACTCCAGCGCCTCCCGTTGCCGGGATATGGTCTGTTGTGCCTCTGCTAACTCCCCTTGGGCTTTCTTTTCAGCCTCTTCCCAGGAGTCCCGGTTAAACTTCAAGGTTTCGATTGTATATTCAAGGTTCTTCGTTTGTTGTTGTGTCTCTTCTAGAGCAGCCCATGCATACCGTTCTGAATCAAGAACTCTTTTGAATTCGAACCAAGGAAGTGTTCCTTCTTTAAATGTGATGCATATCATTTCGCGTTCTTCGTCTGTTATCCGTTCTGGTATCATGGTTTAGTCTCCTTCGTTGTTAGAGGATGTGTTAAGGGCATCATTAAGTTCAATGGCATTTACGGCTTCTCTTTTCATCGCTTTGCATGCCGTTATGTCATTAGTGCTTGTGTCGTTGTAGTAATCAATTATTCTCTTTAGGGCTTTGTCCTTTTCTTCTAGGAGAGAAATTAGGTACTCCATTTCCTCTACTGTGCCTAATGTGTTGCGTACGTCAGGGTCTGTGTAAAATGACTCTACCTTCGCTTTGATCTCTGTTAGTTTATTCATAGTCTAAACCTCCCTTTCGGCCCCCGGCTTTGCCTGAGCGGATTCTGTCGATTGATGCCCTTCGGCCTTTGGATTAACTTCAATGCTCCATCCACACTTACATGTCCGTTTGAAAGTGTCCTCTGTCACCACCAGCGTTCCTTCGCCGTTTCCGATCATCCCGCTGTTACACTGCGGACAAGTTTGGTGCGCTCTCATTAACTCCACTGCCGTTATTAATCTCATTCCCTTCACCCTTTCGACTTCATTTGCCGTTCCAATTCATTCACTTTATCTACAAGTTCATTCGATTTATCGATTAGTTCATTTATGAGTACTGATAATGCCCGAACATCTCCGCGTGAGTCATGTAATATTCCACGATTGCCGGATGGGCTGACTTTTTTGTTGATCCTCTTAATCAATGCATCCTCTCTCCTTCTGTAAGCCCCGTAGAGCGCTGGTTTGTGGTGACCCTAACTTGTACATGTTCTTGCGGTTATAACGTCTGTGTGGGGCTTGTATTAGCTCTGGAGATCAACTAGCTTAAAAGTACAGTTCAAACTTTTCCTCACACTCTTCATTTTCACATGTGAGCGTGAATACTTTACCGCATTCGTCCACATCTGGTTCTAACCATTCTTCTCCACAGTGCGGACATTTAACGTATACGGAAAGCTGAGTTACTTCTGTGTCGCTGTATGTTCGTGAGATCCGTTTCATCTTCCTTTCCCTCCCTTCACTCCTTGGCGTTCTCTTTCTTCCCTCTCTGCGGCTACACTGTCGATTAAGTGGTACATGTTGGTGTTCACGAACTCTTTGTAATATTCCTCTGTGACTCCCAAGGTGCGTGATTCTTGATACATCTTGAACATTAAGTGATCTAACTGATCTACTTTATCTTTTAAGAGCCACGAAAAGCTGTTCCAGGTGTTTTGCATTTGGTTTCGGCTGTTGTAGAGTTTGCGTTTGTCTGGTGGGATATTAGCCATTCTCTCCCTCCTTTAGGTATATTATTTAGGGGTATGGATATACTTATTGTGACCTGGTTTGGCCTCCACTTCGTTAAGCTTATTCAGTCGATTGATGTTTTTCAAAACAATCGTCACACATTACTTTTCCGTCTTTATAGTTTCTTCCGGTAAGTCCACCACCACAAACGTCACAGTCAAAATACCAACCGTCTGCAACATATTCGCTTACTGGAATCCGTCCGGTTTCAGCATATTTGTCAAAGTTCTTTGCTCTTCTAGCTGAAATATCTGTCCAAGGAACTCCTTCGCAGTTTGCAGTGCTTCTGTACTTTGCTTGAGCATGTGATACAGCGAATACAATTTCGTGATACGCTTCTTCCCCTGAATTTTCTTTGTCTTGTACGTGGTAAGCTCGTTTCATCCTTATTCACTCCTTATTGTTATCTTGAACGATCATAATTCATGAACTTACCGTAGTTCTTCAGGTTCACCATTTCAGCCGTTCCTATTGCTCCATTTCTGTTCTTGGAAACAATAAATTCGATAATGTTTTTCTTTTCGCTGTCTTGGTTGTAATAATCATCCCGATAAAGAAAAGTTATCGTGTCCGCGTCCTGCTCTATGTTTCCCGACTCTCTCAGGTCTGACATCATCGGACGTTTATCCTGCCGCTTCTCAACGTCCCGGCTTAACTGTGCCAGTGCAATAACCGGACAATCATTCTCACGTGCCATCTGTTTCAGTGAGTTTGAGATATACCCGACTTCCTCGGTGCGGCTGTTCATCTTCTTACCGGACTTGATAAGTTGTAAGTAGTCTATGTATACAATCAAGTCTGGATTAGTTTTCTTTAGCTTCCGTACTGCGGATCTGATTTCCTGTACCGTCAATCCTGGTCTGTCGTCAATGTAAATATCAAACTCTGCCAAGTATCCAAGCGCTACGGTGTACTTCACCCATTCGTCTTCGTACAGGGTTGCATTTCGAATACGATCACCGTCTATGTTCGCTTCCGCAGATATCATGCGGTCATACAGTTGAACGTCTGGCATTTCAAGACTGAATATCGCCACCGTCATTCCTTCTCGTCCATTTCGCGTTGCATTGTTTAGCATGGCTGCTGTTTTTCCTACCGATGGACGAGCTGCCAATATGTTCAGCGTCTGTTTCTGCCATTTCCCGGTGATTTTATCCAAGTCTTCGCCAAGTGTGCTTATCCCGGTTCGCTTTGGGTTGTACTTCTTCTCGTTCAGTTGGTCAAAGTGTCCGACTAGCCCATCGCGGATATGTTTAAATCCTTGCTTGGTTGGATTAAAATCCATCGTTTCGGCAATACTTATGATCTTGGCCGAAAACTTAGCCGGATCATCCATTTTGTCATTTAACAGTTCTTGGACCGACTTCATACCTGTACGCATTAAGTACTTGTCTCTGATGATTTTTTCGTGCCACGCTATGTCTGCTGTAGAGGGCACAGAGCGCGTCAATTCCATTAGGTAACTTATACCGCCTACTTCTCTCAAAATGTCTCCTAGGGACGCTGAGACGGTTACAAAGTCGATCGGCTGCTGTTTGTCTCTTAAATCCAGCATTTGTCCGAATATGATTCGGTTCTGCGGGTTGTTAAAGTGGTCTGCTGTTAATGTCGTGTCATGGATTAAATCTGGTTGTAAGAGTATTGAGCCAATCACCGATTGTTCTGCTTCTGGACTATGCATCTTTCTTCCCTCGGTTCTTCGCCAACTCTCGGTGTAACCACTCTCGGTGTGTGAGTCCTTCTCTTTCCCATGGTGAAAGGAAAGTAGATGTTTCAAGCATCAATTGTTCATGGTATTCAATCATCTGCCGCGTCCGCTCTTTGTCTCGCTCTGCTAGTATGTGATCATTTGGCTTCACGATTTCGTGAATGGTTGGCGCGAACTTGCTTCCCTTGATATGTTCCTTTAAGTTCTGCGCTGCCATCTCTGCATCAGCTTCCATCAGAAAGCTCGTCCACACTCTCACCGCATCAGAGTTCAAGTCGAAGCTGGGAAACACTGCTTGGATCTGGAGTAATATCAACCCTGCCTCTTCCTTGGTTAATGTCCTCAATGCTTACACCTCCTAAGATGGATTGTTTTAAGGCGTTACGCTGTTCTTCGGCGCGGTCTGCTTTGCTTTGGTATGGTTTACGTGTGCTAGGTGTGGTTAAGATGATCTTAGGTTCGATAAACTCTTTCCACGTTTCTCCGTTTAAGAACGTCTTAGGGTGCTTCATATACCTTTCTTCCGTTCCTTCTGCTGATACGTAAACCATGTAGTTGTAAGCTGCTGTTATCATCTGCTGCGGATCTGATTTCTTGTTTATCTGAGCGTTCCACTTTGCTACCGCTTGAGACCTGTCAATCTGCCTAGGATACGTATTCCAGAACTGTTCAAACAGTTCGGGGTATGTATCTTTTTTCTTTCTTACCTTCTTAACTGTATTACTACCTTCTTCTTTTGTGGTTGACAGCAGGTTAGCAGCTGGTTGACAGCTGGTTGACAGCAGGTTAGTCTGCTGGTTGCTATCGTCTTCAAACCCTTGCGGCTCTAGGTGTTTCTGTTGGTTGTTCTGCTGGTTGCTTTTTCGGTATTTTTCAAAATTGTTGACGTAGTATATGGAAAAGTACCGATAGGTTTTTGTTAAAGTAATCATTTTGTGGTCAATTAGCTTCTTAATAAGCGTCTTTAATCTTTGTTCACTTATCCCCAATCTGTCGCTCCAACTCGGGCGACCAAACATAAATTCACCGTAATTAATCGTGTACACAATACCCTTTTCCATGTCCGTTTTTGCTTCCCTGGAATACCTCGCTCTGTACAACATCTCAAACCATACTTTGAAGTACTCAGCATCCTTGTATATCCAGTGATTAATGATCCCTCTGTCGATAGGGACAAAGTCTTCCATCACCTCACCTGCTCACCTGTAATCTCGATGTACTCTTCGTCAAGTTCTTCCTTTGTTATTTCAAACGGAAGTTTATTCATACTCAATTCACGTTGATATAATTTTCACGAATGATATACCATCTGTTTTTGCAAGAGTGTACGCTTCTTCCTAGTTCACATCCAGCCTTTTGCAATGACTTTGTTACAGCTTCTCTTTCCTCCATTCCCTTAGTCATGATTGTCGCTAGTTTGCCGTCTTCTGAATCAGTCCATCCGTAAACATGAAATCTGCTTGTCATGTTGTTTTATCTCCTTTCTTTTCTTTCTTGTATTTAATTTACCATCATTCTCACTTCTTGTCTAGTACTTTATGGAAATATTTTTACCTAAACTTACTAGTTTCATA